TCTAATCAAAACAATGCAACGTTAGAACATAAAGAAAAGTTAAACGGAATGAGTGTTGTTGAAAGTTGGGTAATTGATAACCCAGAAATGGATAAATCTAAAGAGTATGGTTTTAGCTTACCAAAAGGAACTTGGATGATTGCTATGAAAGTAAATAACGAAGATATCTGGAAAGATGTAAAAGCAGGTAAAGTTAAAGGTTTTTCAATCGAGGGTTACTTCGCTGACAAATACGAAATGAGCCAAGAGAAAAACGAAAAACAAGAAATAATTAATCAGCTTAAACAACTTTTAAAATAAACTAATATGGCAAATAAAATACCAAGCCCAAAAGGTGGTAAAAGAGGTTGTCTATGTAAAGATAATACTTATTCAAATAAATGCTGTGATGGAAGTTTAAGAGCTCAAGGAATAGGTAAAACAGCGAGTGTACCACCTCAAAATGTAACGCAAACGGAAAACAACGGAGTAAGAACGACAATACGTCAAAACGGATAAAAAAGTAACAAAATAATAATTTAAAACGTTTAAGAAATATGAACACGAGAAAAACAGTTTATAACAAGTTATTTAAAGAGGAAACTCAATTAGCAAAACACGAAGTTGAGTTAGCTACTTTAGATGAATATAATCGTTCTGTATTTGGAGATGACAGTTGGATTACAGAATTAACAGATTTTGTTAATAAAGCTAATGATTTAAAAAAGCAATTACAAATGCGTTTGGAAGGTGGTGTTTTTGTTGGTCAAGAAGCAGTTAAAGCAATAAATAAAACTATTGCATTAGAAGCCCCATTGCAAAAAGCAATTAAAGAATTAGGTTTATCGGAACCACCTGAATTTAAAAAAAATCAAGATAAAATAAGAAAAACTCAATCACAAGTAAACGAGTTGATTAAAAAGTTAAATATTCTTAAATAAAAACAAAATGAATACAAATCAAATCTTAAACAAAGTTCGAGTTCTTTTAGGAATGGAAGTAAAATTAGAACGAATGAAATTAATGGACGGTGTAACAGTTTTAGAAGCTGACGCATTCGAACCTGAAATGGAAGTTTTCGTAGTTACGGAAGATGACCAAAAAATACCAGTTCCAGTTGGTGAATATGAAACGGAAGACGGACGTATTTTAGTAGTAGAGGTTGAGGGTGTAGTTAAAGAGGTTAAAGAGAAAATGGAAGAGGAGCCAATGGAAGAAGAACCAACAGTTGAGGTAGAAGTAGAAGCTAACGAAACAACAGTAGCTACTCCAAAGAAAACTATCGAAAGTGTAGTTAAGGAATCATTCTTTAGTGAAATCGAAGCATTGAAAGCTGAAAACGAAACTTTGAAAGCTGAGTTATCTAAACTAAACAAAGTAGAAGAAAAAACAGAAGTAGAATTAAGCGAGGAGCCTAAGCCTATTTCATTCAATCCCGAAAACACGAACCCAATTGAAAGAGTAAGACTTGCTTCTAAAAGAGAACGTTCAATAATGGATACAATCTTAGAAAAACTAAATAAGTAATAAATAAATTTTTAAATAAAGAATGGCAACAACAACTTCAATTACAACTACTTACGCAGGCGAGTTCGCAGGTAAGTACATTGCGGCAGCACTTTTAAGCTGTCCAACATTAGACAAAGGCGGTATCACTATCATGCCTAACGTTAAGTACAAACAAGTTATCAAAAAAGTAGCTACTGACGGAATTATTAAAAACGGAACTTGTGACTTTGACCCAACGTCAACAGTTACTTTGACTGAAAAAATTCTTCAACCTGAAACTTTTCAAGTTAACTTACAACTTTGTAAAACAGACTTTCGTTCAGATTGGGATGCTGTTCAAATGGGGTATTCTGCATTTGACGTATTGCCTAAATCATTCGCTGATTTCTTAATTGCTCATGCTGCTGAAAAAGTTGCTCAACAAATGGAATTAGTTATTTGGGACGGTAACAACGCAAGTGCTGGTGAATTTTCTGGAATCATGCGACAATTAGACGTAGATGCTTCACTTCCTGCAGGGCAAAAAATAGCGGGTACTTCTGTAACAGCTTCTAACGTTGTTGCTGAGTTAGGTTCTATCATTGATGCTTTACCTGCTGCTTTGTACGGAAAAGAAGATTTGAAACTTTATGTTTCTTCTAATATCTATCGTGCTTACGTTCGTGCTTTGGGTGGATTTGCTGCTTCTGGAGTAGGTGCTAACGGTTACGATAACAAAGGAACTAACCAACAATTAAATGACCTTTATTTTGACGGTGTTAAAGTATTTTTAGCTCCAGGTCTTGCGACAAACACAGCTTTGTTAGCTCAAACTTCTAACTTGTATTTTGCAACAGGATTGATGAGTGACTTGAACGAAGTACGTGTAATTGACATGGCAGAAAATGACGGTTCTCAAAATGTAAGAGTAGTAATGAGATTTACTGCAGATGCTAAATACGGTTTTGCTTCTGACGTAGTTACTTACGGAATCTAATTAACTGATAAAATAATATAAGGGTGGTGCAATAAACACCACCTTTTTTTTTAGAAACATTATAAAATAAAAAGATATGAGCTGTGATATAGCAAATGGAAGATTAGAAGCATGTAAAGATTCAGTAAGTGGATTAGATGCTATCTATATTATTAACTACGGGACGTACAATCCTGATTCTGCTGCATTGGGTGGTGATATTACCTATGATGCAACTTACACTGATTTAATTACTCAAATTGCAAACGTGCCAACGGTATATAAATACGAATTAAAGGGTGCGAATGCTTTTGAACAAGCTATTCAATCTTCAAGAGATAACGGTACTACATTTTTTGAGCAAACGTTAACAATACAGTTAAAAAAACAAGACGTAGTTACACATAAAACAATCAAATTATTGGCTTACGGACGTCCTAACATTATCGTTAGAACACGTGGTAATCAATTCTTTATTGCAGGATTGCAAAGAGGTTGTGATGTAAGTGCGGGAACGGTATCTTCGGGAACTGCGTTAGGTGATTTCAATGGGTATTCATTGACGTTTACAGGAATGGAAAACGTACCTGCAAATTTCTTAGATTGTTCAAGCGAAGCTGATTTACTAAATGTAGTATTAGACGGAGCATCCGTAGTTACTGCTTAAATTTTATTTTCTCCAAGCATAAAAGACCCTGCCTAAATTGGTGGGGTTTTTTGTTTTAGAAACAGAAACACGAAACAAACGTTTATAATATATGAATGTATTAACTACTTCAACAGAACTTCAAGAATTGGTAATAATACCACGTTCTAATACATTTGATACTTTATATTTTACGGACGAAAGTAATAATACAATAGAAGAAATCACTATTGATTCAGTTGAAGACAAAGTATATTATTTGGTTTTAAATATCTATTGTGAATTAATAGAAAATCACTTTTATAAAATTGAATTATTTAACGACGGAGAATTAGTATTTAGGGGTAAAGCATTTTGTACCGACCAAACAATAGTTAATTTTTCAGTTAATAACGGGCAGTACACAAGTCATTCGACTACAAATGAATATATAACTTATGAATAACCTACATATAATAGATTTAGCAAAATACGAAGCTCCAGAAGTGGTTGAATCCAAAAGAGAAGATTGGGTAACGTATGGGGATTCAAATTCTTATTTTAATTTCCTTATTGATAGGTATAAAAATTCAACAACTAATAACGCAATTATAAACAATATAAGCCGATTAATTTACGGTCGTGGGTTGTTTGCTTTAGATGATAATAAAAAGCCGAATGAGTATGCTCAAATGATGACCTTATTCAATCAAGATTGTTTACGAAAGTTAGCATTTGAATTAAAGGCTTTAGGGCAGTGTGCTATTCAAGTTCATTACACTAAAGACCATTCAAAGATTGTTAAGGCATATCATATTCCAGTACAGTTATTAGCACCTGAAAAGTGTAATAAAGACGGAGAAATAGAAGCATATTATTATTCTGATAATTGGGAAGATATACGCAAATTCCCACCTAAGCGATTTGATGCTTTTGGGTTTTCAAATAATGAAGTAGAGATACTTTATATTAAGCCTTATTCAATAGGCATGAAATACTTTAGTTACGTTGATTATCAAGGTGCGTTAAGTTACGCAATGTTAGAAGAAGAAGTAGCTAACTATTTAATCAATGAAGTTCAAAATAGTTTTTCTGGGACTAAGATTGTAAACTTTAATAACGGTGTTCCAACACCCGAACAACAAGACCAAATCACAAGCCAAGTATTAGGGAAATTAACAGGCTCACAAGGTCGTAAAGTTATAGTAAGTTTTAACGACAATGTAGAAACACGAACAAGTGTTGAGGATATACCGTTAAACGATGCTCCAGACCATTATACATATTTAAGTGAGGAGTGTTTACGCAAAATAATGTTAGGGCATAACGTAACTTCTCCTTTATTATTTGGTATTGCTTCAAGTAATGGCTTTTCAAGTAACGCAGATGAACTAAGAAACTCAGCTATATTATTTGAAAACATGGTTATTAAACCATATCAAGAATTATTGATTGATGAATTAGATAAAATCTTAGCATATAACGGAATATCACTTAAATTATATTTTGAAACGTTAAATCCTTTAGATGCTGATGGTGATTTAACAACTAACAATGATAAAAAACGATTACTTGAAAGTATTAATAACCTGTCTCCATTAGTTGCTAATAAAGTTATTGAGTCAATGACACCTAACGAAATTAGAAGTATTGTAGGTTTACCTGCTGAAACAGGAGGAAGCGATTTAGAAGATGGAACGATGTTAAGTAAAGATTCTGTTGTTGCTCAATCGTTAATTGACTTAGGAGAAGACCCAAACGAAAATTGGCTTCTAATAGACGAAAGCCCTGTTGATTATGATAATGATGATAGCGAGAACGAAACACTTTCTAAAGAGCCAAAACAAAGTTTATTAAGTAAAGTAGTTAACCTTGTTTCAACTGGTTCTGCATTTCCTAATTCAAAAAGTACACAAGACGAAAATATAGACGGTGTTAAATTCATAACACGTTATGTTTATCAAGGTAATACTACAACAGATTCAAGAGAATTTTGTAGAAAAATGATGTTAGCTAAAAAGATTTATCG